ACCACCCATAGTCATGAATATACCCATAAGATTTGATGCCTCATCAGTACTTATACCAGTAGCCACTCCAAGTTTCATGGCAGCTTTACTGATTCCAATTGCATCTTTAAATGCTATACCAAATTTATTTGAAAGGGTTGTCGCGGATGTAACAACATCATCAAAACTTAAACCTAACGTATCTGCGGTAACTTTGGCACCCAATAAATCACCTTTAAATTTTGTCACTCCTATTGCACCAAATGATTTACCAACTGTATCAGTAATTTTTCTTAATCCCGATACAACCCACATAGTCATTCCAGCGACCAATCCAAGTAAAACTGCTTTCCCCATATTGTCTTTTAACGTCGTGTATAAGCCTACGTTATTGAACCTATCTGAGATTGCTTTCCCCATTGTTTCCGAAAACGCCTCTACCGCAACATCAATACCAAGTGCGGCTGTAAATGAATTTTTTGGTATAATATCAAAGGCACTCTTTATCCCCGAAGTTACAGCTTTTTCCATATTAGCCTGTGCTCTGTTTAATTGAAGGTTTCCAAGTGATTGTTCTATTTCATCCTTTAACTCTTTTGCAATATCGGGGGTTTCTTTTACCATTGCATTATAAAATTTATCACTAATAGATTTTAATTCTTCAGGTGTTACTGCTCCGGTTGAAGCGCCCGCTAATGCCGCCGTGTATTCTTTTGCAATATCACCGACACCGTGCTTATGTAATTTCGTGAAATTTTTACTTATTTTGACATTAACAGCCGCTGCCGCACTTAAAAAATCTAGTTTAAACTGTGAGGATCCAGTAATAGTTGCCTTTTTTATGGCCTTGGTCAAGGCCTTGCCAAAATCAGTTGAAATTTCTTTAAATTCTTTGTTTAAATTTCTGGCCTCTTCGGTACTTTGTCTAATTGTTCCATCTTTGTTATATTTTTCAGGCATTGATCATTTTCCTTATCCTACGTTCACTTTACCATCTTTTGAAACCCATCCACCCTTTGATGGATTCCAAGTATAACCGTACTTTTCCATAGACTTTTCAGTCTCGAATGCTAATTTATTTAAGCGTTGTATTTTCTTTTTAATTTCAGGTTGATTTCTAAAATCTTTTTCAAGCTTTTTAACTTTTTTATTTTTTATAAAATCAAAAATTTTATCAAGAACACCTTCCTTGATAATATTTGAAATATTCATATATGACTTTTTCTTTGGCATTTTTTTTCTCCGTGACTGGGTAGAAATACTCATATATAAATATTAAAATTATGGAAAAGTTATTGTCTTATTATCGGGGAATCCTTCCTGACCTGGAAATATCTGGTCTTTGAATATTGGAAGATTTTTTAGTTGCCTTGTCCATTTCTTTCTTTTCTTCTGTCTTAACTTTTATTAATTGTTGAGAATAGAAATTTCTTAAATATGTGGGCATATTATATACATCATCATGGGTAAACCCTCGACCATGATATAACAACAAAAATATACTTTCGTGGATTTGAGGCCTATGCTCCGGTTTTAGGCCAAAAAAACTCGACAGTCATGGGAATATCCACTTCTGTCGTCTCACCTCCAAAATCTACTTCTTGTCTAAGATTTATATCAGGATTAATTCTTTTAATTTCATCTCTAAGAAAAAGAGATTCTTTTGATAACATATTATCTACAAATTGAGAAATAACAGATGTATTATCATTACCATTTACAGACGTAATAACATGTTTCAATCTTGTTGTTACTTCGGCCGACTGTCCTATTTTCTCTAAACTTTTTAAATTTTTTGTAATATCAGATTCATCTTTACCGGTTAGAAGCTTAAAAGTAATATTAACTTTACTTATAGGTAATGTCAATTCAAATTTATTATTTGAATAATCAACATTCTCTGGAAGTTCTACAAATTGACATTCAGTTAAATCAAAAGTATGTCGTACAGTTTCTCCTGTAGTTGGATTTAAAACTTCTACTTCATATTCTCCACCGTAGGCCAAGATACGAGATGCTACCATAACTGCATTTTTATCACCTATTAACAAATCAGTCGAAGTTATATCTTTAGTTACAATAAGAGAATCAAGTAATTTATCGACCACTAAACCTTTCTTAATAAGATTCTGTGATGTAAGTATATCTTCTTCCTTAGCTGTCATATATTTCAATTGTATTTTCCCAGATGATAGTGGACAATCTTCTGGATACAACTTACCACCACTTGGTAAATCCACCTCTTCCGTTGGAAATTTGAATTCTTGTGTTTGTTCTGACATTATTAGACCTCCGTTGCTCTTCGATACCATCCGAACCAGAATCGTTCTTGTTCGGGTTTTTTAATTACTAAATTCGCAAACCTTAATACTCGATAGGCTCGTACTCTTTCAAGCTCAAGATTCTGAATTGCTTTAAGTGTTGCTGGTCCTATACCACCATCCACATCAATTTTTTCTTTGTTTTTAGCATTTGCTGTTCTTTGTAAAACTTTCACTGCTCCACCCTGTCCAAAGTTTACACACATATCAAAATAGATATGTCGTAGATGAGGTGGAACTTCATCACATTTAGCTCTTCTCCAATAATCTGTATGATATATTGTTTTAGCTTGTTCTTTAGTTAAGTTTTTAATATCCACACTTGGATAAAACCTTTTGGTGATACCATATTTGGTTTCACCACCTAAATCATTTGGGTCATTTACATACCCACCTTCATGTTTAATTACCACCTCTATAATTTTATTAAATGTAGTTAATTGAGTTTTTTCTGACATTTTTAATAACCTCTTTAAAATATTACATAACATTTCATATATAAATATATACAAAAAGAAAAAACCCTCAATTTTTGTTGAGGGTTTTCATCGGAATTATTTATTCTATTTATTAGAATTCAAGAATTGCATAATCATATCTTAAAGTACAATTAATCTCAGCGGGATCACTCGAAGAGAAATCCATATCATTGAAATTAGCCGACTGTACCCAAGTACCCTTTAATGTCCACTGTTCAACCACATCACCCACCGGACCAAGAACTTGAAATTGAACGTCTTTTTTATAAAAATCAGAATACCCATCTCTACCTGTTACTGATTCATGAGATAATCTAATCCACTCCATTACTGATTGTGCGGCCGATGGAACTACTGGATCATACATTGTAATTTCAATGGATTGCCATGTAGCCTTACCCTTTACAAATCTTTTAACGTTCATATGATTTAGTTCAACCTCTTCAAATTCAATGGAGGGTCTAGCCGCCGTTTTTATCAAATAAGCTGGAATTCCATCAATTGACATCACGAAACGATTTTTTAGTTTCGGTTCAAATGGTGTAAACATTGCCTGATTTGCATCAATTAAGTCTGCCATTTTCTTTCTCCTATTAATTAAGTGTTAAATAATAACACATAAGTTTTCATATATAAATATTGAAAAAGTAAAAAAAATGGGGTTTATATTTAATAAACCCCATCTTTAGTGTTTTATTTTTTATGTTAATTATTCCGGAAATGCAGCCCCAGTTGGTTGTATTGTAAAGTCTAATACAATAAACTCAGCAGTTCTTGTAGGTTGTAAGAATATCTGTCCGTAGAGGATATTTCTATCTACAATATCTGGAGTATTATTTGTTTCATCCATTACTACTTTAAATGCATTTAAACCACTTTGAGCTTGAACTTGTTCAAGATATGGATTCGCTATATTTAAAAATCTATTTCTTGTTGTGGCGTTATTTTGTTCAAACACTAAGAATCTTGAAGAGGCCGCAATGAATTTCTTCACTTTAATCATTAACCTTCTTACATTAACCCTATCAAGTGCTGATGATTTTTTCTGTAGAGTTTTTTGACCCCACACAACAACACCCTGACCTGGGAATGTAGCAATTGGATTAACATTTGAATCATATAAAGTATCTCTATTCTTATGAGTAAGTTTTCTTTCAGCTTGAACTACTGTATCTAAACCACCACGATTTAATCCAGCAGGAGCGAACCAAGGTGCGGCTATTTTATCATTAAAAGCGTAAATACCAGACATCACAACTGACGGTGGCACCCATCTAAATGCTCCCGTCTGAGAATCAGATACTTGACACCATGGCCAGTATGTAGCGGCATAATTTGAATCCCTTGTTGAGGCTTCTGTCGTCACTGTAGCTAAACTGGATTGACCATGATTTATAACATCATAAATAAGGAAACAATCACCTCTATCTTCACATACATCAATAGCTTTTGTTATAATACCATTATGTCCACTACCACCACCACTGTCTAAAATACCAGGAATTAATATAAGATTTATATCATATTCATCCGCGTTATTTAATAAAGATAATGCATCTATGTATGATTTACCACCATCGTCAGTAGTTGTAGAAGATAATGCATATCCCTGAGAATCAGTTGAACCAATATTTTCAAAGAAACTGTAAGGAGTTGCAATTGGAGTAGCTGTAGATGTTCCAGTCTCTAGTCTACCCAATGAATTAAACCCAGCATATCCATTATCACCACCACTAAATCCACCATGAAATGAACCACTACCAAGACCTGGAAGTGAAGCAGAAGCAGCACTAATTCTAATAGTTCCAGTTTCATCAAGATACTCAGCTGTATCGTTTACACTTGATACATATACATATTTTGATTTATTTCCATGAGTTCCGGTATAAGATATATATGGGTCAGCTGTACCTCTACCATTTATTGTCATATATGAATCACCAATCATTTTTACAATGTAATTATCTTCACCCGGATCCAATGAAAGATTATTCCAAGTTTCTAAAATTTGTTTTCTATTTATAATGTCATCACCTCTTCTAATTAAAAGAGTAAATGTACCTTTTGATGGATTTACACTAGAAATTTCCCATCTAACATTATCAGCCGAACCACTTATTAAAGAATTCTTCGTACCAA